CGACGTCGGCGGCACGTACTCGTATACCGGCGACGGCGCGTTGCCGGTGGCGAGCGGTGTCCACAAAATCATGAAAACCAGTATCGCGGCGCTCTCGCTCGCGAACCCCACGGCCGGCGACGAAGGCGTGTTGATGGTGATTACCGCGGGCACCGCGTTCGCTCACTTCGTCCAGTTGGCGGAAGGCATCGGCGGCAAGGGCGGGGTTGGTGGCGCCTTCGATGTGATCTCCTTCGCGGCGGTCGGCGACACGATCAGTCTGCGGGCCGTCAACAGTCATTGGGTGCCGGAGGGAGCGCCCTACGGGGCGGTCATTAGCTGATGTCGGTCTGGCGCCGTGATCCCGGCCCGTGTCCGATCTGCGGCGCCGCGCACACGGCGTGCACCGCGGTGGGCCCGGCCGGGATCGTCATCGACCAGTTGCCGGCGAAAACGGCGGCGCTCGCCGCGCTCGAGGAGCCGCCCGTCGTGGTGCCGGACGTGCCGCCGCCGGTGGAGTTCTCGACGGCGACCTACGAGCGCGCGAAACACAAACCGAAGGGGCGATGAGCATCGACCAGCTCCAGAACTTGTCGCTGATCCTCGTGGGCTTCGCGTTCATCATCTACGTCCTCGGGAAGAAACCGCGATGACGACGTTCATCCAACCGCCATTCTGGGCGCAAGGCTACGGGGCCGTGATGTTGCGGGACACCCCGGCCCACGTCGCCGTGCAGTTCCTCCAGGCCGATCCGCCACCGGCGGAACCGATCACGCTCGACGACGCGAAACTGTATTTGCGCGTTACGGTGCCCGATGAAGACGCGCTCATCGGCCGCATGATCACGGCGGCCCGCACCTTTTGCGAGCGGCGCACGTCGCGGCCGCTCGTGCCGCACGTCGCCGACGTGTTCTACGACACCCTGGGCTTGACGGAGTGGATCACCCTGCCCTTCGCGCCCGTCAGCGACGTCACCAGCATCACCATGACGGACCTCACCGGCCTGGCGACGGTGGTCGATCCCGCGACGTATCTCGTGGATCTGGCGAGCGAGCCGCCGCGGATCGGACTGCCGATCATGACGTTCTGGCCATGGCCACAACAGCGATTCCAAGGGGTCGCGATCCGCGTCGTGCTCGGCTACACGGTGTTGCCCGCGGACCTCGCCCAAGCGATGTATCTCCTGATCGGGCACTACTACGAGAACCGCGTGCCGACGCAAGTCGGCGCGCGCAACGATGCGGTGCTGCCATTCGGCGTCGACGAACTGCTCGCGCCGTATGAATTGGTGCGGGTGGCGTGATGGAGTTCGGGCAGTTGCGCCATCGCGTCACGCTCGACAACCCGAGCGCGCCAATCGCGGATACCGATGGCGGGCAGACGTACCTGTGGCCTCCGGATGGTGGTATCCGCCTCGGCGCGCGGGTGCCGGCGTCCGTCGCGCCGGATACGGAGCGCAACTTGGAACGCCGCGTGGCGAAGACGGTCGAGGGCATCGGCACGTACCTCGTGCGGCTGCGCTATCTGGCGGGCGTGACGTTGGAGACACGGGTCATTTTTCACGATGGCCCGACCGATCGCACGTTGTGGGTCAACGGCATTCACGACGACGGGCGGCATGCCGTCCTGGCGCTCTCGTGCGCGGAGCGGGTGGCCTGATGGCGTCCGTCACGTGGACCGGCCTGACCGAGTTGATCAAGGCACTGCAAGAGTTGCCCGATCGACTGACCGAGGAAGCCAAAGCGATCGTCGCCAGCGCCGCGGACGATGTGCAAGCAGCCGTCACGGCCGAGTATCACCGCGTGTCGGGCGAGCTGCGGCGCGGCGTCAAGAAGATCGAGCAATCGGCCGGCCGCTACGGCGTGGCGTATCAGGTCCGGAGCACGGCCTACCACGCGTGGATGATCGAGAACGGCACGGTCGCACGGCATACGCGGAAGGGCGTGGTCCGCGGCATTCAACCGCCGCAACACATCATGATTCCGGCCGCGGTGCGGCGCCGCGTCCGGATGTATCGCGAGCTGAAGGGCATGCTCCTGCGCGAAGGGCTGATCGTGAGCGGCGATGTCTGATTCATCGGCCATCGTCAACGCGGTCATGCAAAAGCTGGGCGCCGATCTGGAGCTGCTCGCCTTGGTCCCGAACGGCATCCACGAGGACGTGGGCCCGGTATCGGCGCAGCGGTTCGTGGTCGTCTCGCAAATCATCGCGACCGACACGGCGGTGCTGCATCAAGGCCGCGTGATCGAGGACGCCTTGCTGCTCGTGGAAGCCCGCGTGCGCACGGCCGGCGCGGACGCGAGCACGGCGGCACAGGCCGCGGCGCGGATCGACGCGCTCCTTGAAGACGGCACGCTGGACGTGCCGGGGTATCAGCTCCGGTCGATGGTCCGCGAGGAGTTCGTCCGCGGCACCGAGGTGGATGAAGTCGATCCGTCGATTCGCTGGAAGCGCCGCGGCGGACGCTACCGCGTCTCGCTGTATCGCGGGACGCCGTAGGCCTGTATGCCCAGCGATTTCCCTCTCTCGATTTATCGGGGCGACAGTCATCGGTGGCAGTTCCGGCTCTGGTCGGATGCGGCGAAGACCTCGCCCGTGGACCTCGCGACGGCGACGGTCAAGTCAGAGATTCGCAACAGCGCCACGTTGTTGACCGCGTTGGAGTGTACGGTCACGCCGCCGAATGTGATCGACGTGGTGTTGCCCGCGGCGGCGTCGGGCCAGCTCCCGAGTTTTCCGGTGCGGTGGGATCTGCAACTGACGTGGCCGAGCGGCGAGGTCCAGACGCCGATCGCGGGGAGCGTCACCGTGCAAGCGGATGTGACGGTATGAGCGAGGACATCGCCGCGATCGACGTGATCGTGCCGGCGCCCACGGTGATTGAGGTCACAGTCGGCACGAAGGGCGATCCCGGTCCACCGGGACCGGCTGGCGCTCCAGGCGGTTCGTCGTCGGTGTTCTTCTACAAGATCGACGCGAACGCCACCGGCCAGAGCGATCCCGGCACGGGCAAGCTGCGCTACAACAACGCCGCGCAAAATCTCGCGACGGCGTTCTATGTCGATTGGCTGACCGAGGACGGCTTCGACGCGCACGTCTTCTTTCAGCGGACGGCGCCCACGACGCGGGTGGTGATTCAGGATGCCGATCTCGCCGTGAACTATCAGGAGTGGGAGATTACGGCGCCGCCGATCAATTACCCCGATTGGTTCGAGGTGCCGGTGCGGTTCATCGCGTCGGGCGGCGCGGGACGCTTCACGCATAACACGCGGGTCGCGGCACTGCTGATCACCGAGAGCGATCCCTTGCCGACGGCGCCGCTCGGCCAGGTGCTGGTGTCACAAGGCGACGGCGTGCCGCCGGTCTTTCGTCCCGCCGTCGTCTTGCTCGATGCGAACGGGGGGTGGCGCTTGAGCATCGCGCCCTCGGGGAATCTGGAGATGCGGCGCGTCAATGCGGCGGGCGTGCCGCAGCAGCCGTACGTCGAACTCGATCCGTATCTGGGTGGCCTCAGCACGGCCTACGGCGGTTTCGGCGCCTTGAACGGCAACATCTCGGTGAAGTGGCTGACACCGGCCCAACACACGCTCGCGGAACTGATGGCGGTAGCGTCGAACTACGTGGGCAATCTGGCCACGGTGCAAGACAGCACGACCAACACGCCGGGGGCCGCGATTGCTGGCGGCGGCACGTTCATCGTCTTCGCGCGGTGGAACGGCACGAACTGGATTGTGATCAGCGGGTAACCACGGGCAACAGCAGGAGACGAACACATGGCCATTCTCAGCGGACGCAACGGCGTCGTGAAGTACGACGCAGCCGGCGTGACGCCGGTCGAAATCATCAGCATCAATGAGTTCAAGATTTCGTGGAAGACGCCGAAGCAGAAAGTCACCTGCTTCGGGGATACCAACGAAGTCTACGTGCCGGGGCTGCCCGATGTGCAAGGCACGCTCAACGGCTTCTGGGACTCGGCCGACACCACCCTCTTCGAGGCGGCGCTGGCCGAGGTGCCGGGGATGCTGGAACTCACCCCGAACGATACCGAGCCGCTGTTCAAATTCAG